TGTTTTTCACCAATGCCTCTGGAGCGGAAGTGGGCTCCATCAGTACGACTGCCACAGCGACCGCGTACAGCACCTCCAGCGATATTCGCCTCAAAACCGCCATTACCCCCATCACCGGCGCCCTGGAGCGTATAACATCGCTCAATCCAATTCGCTTTTTATGGAAATCTACCGGTGAAGAAGGGCATGGATTTGCCGCGCATGAATTACAGCAAGTTGTTCCAGAAGCTGTTACAGGCGAACCTAATGCGCTCAATGAGGATGGCAGTATAAAGCCGCAGCAAGTTGATTTTAGCAAACTCGTACCGTGGCTTGTTGGCGCACTACAAGAATTATCTGCTAAGTATGACGCATTATTAACACGCTAGGCTAAATATGCAGCCTGAACGTACAAGAAATTGGTTAAGTATTGTGCTCCCAATATTACGTGAGGGCGGGCCTATAGTATCGCTAACATTATTACTTATAGGTACGATAACTGTATGGTGGCTTATCGGAGCGTTAAATCGCTCGCAAGAAATATCGCGTGTTTTCTACGAGAAATTAATTACATGTTTAGATAAACAGGTTGATTTAGCACGTAATTGCACTCAGAAGGATTAGTTATGCCACTTCCGCAGCGCGGGGTAAGTTACTCATTCAATATAAGTTTATTGGATTCAGCGAATCCAGGTAGAATTAAAAAAACACCAACAATTACTGCGGGCGATTTTAAGATAAGTAAAGATGCTGGTACGTTAGCTAATTTAGCTACGTTACCAAGCGAAGCACCTGCAGGTTCGGGATGTATAACAGTTACACTAAGCGCAATTGAAATGACTGCAGATAAAATACAAGTTGTGTGGAGTGATCCCGAGTTTGAATGGGGTGATGGCTACGTATTTTTTGATGCACCTGCGAACATGCTGTTCGCAAGCGATTATCAAAATTTAGGCACAACGCAAATGATCGAAGCATATGCCCCTGACGGGACCGCGCCGACTCGCGACCAAATGTTATTTATGATTTATTCTGCAGTGGCTCAATTCATAATTTCAGGTACGACAATAAATGCGAAGAGATTAGATGGTGCTACAGATGCAATGATATTTACTATGGACAGTAGCACAACGCCACTCCAACGAATAAGAACGAGCTAAGCTCGGATTTAAAATTTTAACACTGGAAGATACTTTACTTTTATGTTAGCGAATATTGTTACTAAACTTGGTGCACCACAGTACATCGTTACACATGGATTTGGCTTTATAGGTACTGCGGTAATAGTTAGCGCAAGTCCAATACGACTTAATTTTACTGTAACTGGTGTTGGTCAAGTCCAACAACCGAGCATTATTTATGCTTCGCCAATATACTTAGAACTTCATCTTACAGGTGTAGCACAAGTAAGTACACGGAATATTATCTATGTTGATCCGATTAGATTAAACTTTGAGTTAAATGGTGGAGCACTTGGACATAAAGTATTTTATTTAGACTTCGAGGTATATTTAGATTTCGAGCCGGAATTATTGGCAAATATTACTACGCAAATTTCTTGTAAAGTTTTACTTAGTTTTGAGCCAGAACTAATTGCTAGAGCAAATTTGGAATTAAGTTTGTCCACTATAGTGGACAAAGAAGAGGAGGTAGCAATTGCTCGAATTACGTGAGGAAGATGTAGGTGTAGTAATGCGATGGACTATCTATGACGATATAAACATCGCGGATATTAGTTTAGCTACAGTAAAGGAAGTTAAATTACTTAAACCCGATTTAACTTCTGTAACTAAGCCACTAAGTTTTCAGACTGATGGCAGCGATGGTCGAGTGTATTATGTAGTGGAAGCAGGAGTGCTTAATATTACCGGAATTTACATTTGGCAACTTTATTTAGAAATACCTCCGTACAAGGGACACTCAGATAAAGGCGAATTACTTGTAGAAAGTATTATTTAATTTAGTTGCGCGTAGCGCCAGTTGGTAAGGTGTAAACGTAGAAAGTTCAATCGTCGCCCCGGCACTTCGTGCAAGGTGCTCCTCCGGTATATCGGTGCTCGTAGGAATGGGAGGTTATCGCCTGCGGCTCATTGTATCGTATATCGGAGATGTGCCCCCGAATTAAAATTTTAACACTGGAAGGAAACTCGCGATGGCATTAGTTACAGTAAATCCAGAAGGTCAACTTATTCCTACCGCGCCACCACCCCAACCAACTCCCGATACTACGCCATATTTTTATGAGCAACGTTCATACCCAGATTGGTTGCTAACACCAGAAGGACGGATTAATCCATATTTGATTCAAATGATAGCTGGAATTGGTGCTGAAATGGATCCGCGTGGCGCAGGCGGAATATTGGGCCGGGCTACGATAAACTACAGTAATGCTCAAGCGGCTGAGCGCGCTTATAACGAACAAATGAAAAATTACAGTGCGCGTAACGAAGAGTTATTTAGAATACTACGAGGCTGGGGACCAATGGGTCCAAAAGGTGAAATGGGGCCAACTTCGGCACAAGTAAATCCAGATCGTAGCGTGACAATTAAAGGAAATTTGGCGAATGATCCAGATCAACCAATTAAACAAACTGATATGCAAGGAAGGCCAGTTAGCACTGGCGAACCTGATGTGATGCGAAATAGAATTATGCCACCAATGGAACCTGATATGCCTGCTGGAAGAACAATAACTAATGCAGATCCAGAGCGTGTAGCGCAGTTTCGCGGACAAACTCGAGGTGTACAACCTACACCACAAATGTACGTACCAACTCAGCCTACACCACCCGTACCAATTCCACTACCTGTACCTGGAATAGAGCCAGCACCTTTACCACCGCGGCCTAATAATCAAAGATATTATGGTACTGAGGGACCTACTACTGAAGTTAGTCCAACTGGCGCGCCTATTCGACGTATAGCTATGCAGACTGAATCGCTACAGGCGCCTACAGATGTTCCGCAAATGTTAGAGCCCGAAGTTGTAACTGCACAGCGCGAACTTTTCCCTGGCGGTGATGCACCATTAGGCCCAAGCCAATCACCAATACCCTCACGCATACCAATGCAACAAGCTATAACTGCATTATCTAACCCACCACAACGCCAAGTACCTCAACGTGCAGAGCGTCCAGTAGAACAGCCGGTAATTAGTGGTGGAGGTGGAATGGTGTTACCGCCAAACGCGCAAGCTTTGTTGCCAACACCGCGCAGACGCTCGCAAACTATTCCAGATTTACGAGACGTAATCCCTTTTTAGCTGGCCCGGGTGCAGGAAGCGTATCTGTAGCCGGGCTTACACCAGAACAAATTAACCAAGTTGCTTCGCGTGATATAGCGTTAGAACAATTACGCCAGAGGAGCGTGGGTAGTTTGTTTGATGCTGGCGTTAATATGGCACAGATTAATAGGCTCGAAGATGCGGGATTGCTTGACGAGCAGCAGGCCGAGAGGTTACGCCAGCTTATGCCTGGTGCTGCTGAAGCACAACAAGCTGAAACTGATCTGCGTAATGCTCAAGCGGCTGAATCTCGGCAAAGAGTTGAACTGGCTAAAATGTTGGGCACCTTGCCTAAAGAGAAACTAGTGGAGGAGATAAATAAATTACGCCAAGATATTGAGCAAGGTAAAGCCACTATTGAACTAGAAGACGATCAAGGGCGTAAATTCAAAGTACCTTCGACGCAGTATCTCGAAGCGCTAATTCGTTCTCTGGGGTCGCGTGGTGAGAGTGGTGGATTAACCGAATTCCAGCGCAATCAAATACAGCGACAAGAGCGTGAAGATATACAGCGCGATGAAGATCAGGCGGCTAAAGCGGAGGGTATAATACAAAATCCTAAAGAGGGGGAAGATGTAACATCACAGGCAAATATATTTAACACTCGCTCAAGGGCGGATTACGCGTACTTACCAAAAGTGGGTGGGCGTAGCGTATTTAATCCAAATGCGTATAATCCATTTGCTGGACGCGCACCTGGTACTGCTGTAAAAATTCCGTTGCCTAAACTAAAGAAGCCCGGTACTGACGCGATAGAGCAGTTAACCGCACGCGAACTAATGATTATGTTTAATAATAGGCAATTGCGTGGCGGGAGAAGTTTTCAGGAGTTTTTACTCCATGTTTGGGAAGATATGGCCAAGCAACCAGCGCCGAAGGAATTACGCGATTAGCCTGCATTGATAAAATTTTAATTGCGAGGACTTTATGTGCTTGCACGGCACCCCGCCCACGGTGTTCACCTTTGGTGAACAGGTTCCAGTGATAAAATTTTAATTCGCTGATTTTATTCCAGCGTGTAGCACTTAGGGGCTCGTAATTTGCGATGCTTTACAAGCGAGGAAGCGTTAGCGCAAGCACAGTTACGATTGCCAGCTGGGGCGACGATCGAAGGAGGCGCCTTGCTGGCAATATAACTGTGCGACTCGCTTGTCAAGCAGCAAAGCAAATTACGGGGGACCCCTTGGTGCGAAACATTAAAAATGTAAGGTGCTAATATGGCAACTGTATTTCCAAGTTTAGAAAGTGTAATATTTGAACGAATGAATAGAAAGACCACCCAACCACCAAGCGTATTTGATGATGAAGAAGCGCAACTTGTAGAGCGAGCTTTATATAATTTAGAGTTAAATAAAGATATCCAGCTTCCTCAAGCGCCTAAAACTTCGTTTACTGTTCCCCAAGCTATACGTGATATACCAGCCGCAGCTGGTCAAGCAATAAGTACTGTTTTACCTTCACGCGCGCAACCACTGGGTGCGCTGAGGTTTAATCCGTATGCTGAAGTTGGTGCGCAGGCATTAACTGGTGGTGCTGCATATGTAGCTGGTAGTGTGGGTAGCGCACTAAGTTATTTAAAACGCTTGTATGATGAAGGCGCACTATCTTTACCCGATACACCCGATATTGCTCCGTTTGAAAATATTACGCAACAATATACGTACCAACCGCGTACTAGATTAGGCCAAATTGGATCGGATATAGCACTCGCACCAATTGCGTTAGTTCAAGGCGCGGCAACTGCTGCATCTAAGAAAGCAATTGATCTTGGCTTTTCGCCTGAAATTGCTGGTGCAGTTGGTGCTGGTGTTGAAATTGCTGCGATGATTCTTACTGATCGTGCGTTCGGTCGTGTACATAGAGCTAACAGGCGCGCTGCGATTGATTTAATGCAAGCTATGGAGTTAGGTGATAATGTAAGAATACAAGCTAATACTAACGAACTTCTTTCTAAAATTAGTCAAGAAGAATTAACTGCAGCTAGGAACCGTTTACTTGGTACATTACGAACTCGGGAACAAAATTTAATCACTGGAAATATTCGAGCAGATGCTTTAATGGCGGCGCGTGGAATAATTGATCCGCTTTTAGATGAACTTCAGGGTGGCGAGTTGCGTGGAATGCAATTAACACAAAATTTACGCCAACTTAAAGGTGCAATTTATAACGCTACATCGCCTGGTACTACAGCGGAGAGATTAGCCGAGCTTGGTTATGGTGAAACAACTATTAATTACCTTACCCCGCGACTCCGTGATATATCAGTAACACGACGCAACGTACCAGACCAGCCTAGGCGTGCTGTACCAACTGTACCTACTGAACCTGAAGTTTTACCGCCAATTGAATCTGCGGTACCGCGTGCTCGTCCACCTGGAATGTTCTCTAATTATATTTTAGATGCGTTTGATGTTATGATGGATCCGAATCAACCGCCAAGCGCACAGATGAACGCGGCGCGGCGGATAATGCGTGAAGCTAATGTAACTAGTCCAGGAAATTTAGAAGCGGGCCTGCGTGGACTTGGCTTACCCGATGATATTATACGTGATTTTGGTCCAATGTTTAATACAGTATTAAATGCGGCTTTAGACTTGCCTGATATTCAACCAATACAAACTGTTACTGGTCGTACTCCTGTGCGCGGTATGACGGTTGAAGATTTTACTCCGGTAGCTAATCAATTAAATCCTCAGCAATTAGCTGAGCGGATTTATGACCAACGTTACTCTGCACAAGCACGCCTTGGTGCTATGCGTGAGTTGCAGTTGCGTGCTCAAGAGGCGGGTGGATTAGATAAACTTGGATTAGATGAGGCAATTGTTGCTCGACTTGAACCGCGCATGCGGAATATATTACCCAGCGAACGTCCGCCTGAACCACCACCGGAACCTTTACCAGTTGAACCTACACCAACACCTACGCCTACTCCAACTGCGCCAACTGGAGCTGCGGCACCTTTAGCTGGTGAGCGCATACCAACCAGAGTGCGTACTCCTGAGCAAGTAGTTAGCGACGCGCTTGATGTTTTACTTAGCAATGATAGTACGTTACAAACTCGTGGTGCTGCATTGAGCGATTTAAAACGCGAAGCTCTTCGAGCTGTCCCTGGTAATGTCGAGGCGGGATTGCGTAAGTTAGGCGTGGAAGAACAATACATAGCTGATTTTTTACCTGCTATGCGTCAAACTGTTGTTGGTAGACCACGGCAAGCTGCACCAACTATACCGCGTACTATAGTTGAAGAACCTCCTTCCAGGCCCGTGGCTCCGAGTGAACCTGTGTTACCTACACGTCAAGGTGATTTTGCTACACGCGCACGTGATATACTAGACGCATTATTTAGAAATCCCAATAGTGAAACAGCGCTGGCAGAGGCGCGCAGATTCTTAGATGATACTGCCGCTTCAACTGATCTTGCTGTAAAGACACTTCGTGCGCGGATACAAAAGACAGGTTTAGTTGGCCCGGAACTTATAGCGAATAAAATTACTCCTGAACAGCAAGGTGTACTCGATGAAGCAAATAGAATATTGAATGATCCTAATGCGCCGCTACGTGAACGTAATGATGCGCGCAGTATGATACAAGGTATTGCGGAAAGGTTGAGCGTTAAACCAGAAACTCTACGTTCGGAAATTAGTGCTCCTGCAACTGAAGCAGTTGTAACTCCTACGCGATTCCAAGAATATCAGCGAAATGCTACGGCTATTAATGGCGTACCTCAACCAGATTTAGTTATAGCGCGCTTTTTACGCCAAAAGGGAATCGAGTTAACTGAACAACAATTTAATGCTATGAGTGCGGAGTCTAGTAAGATACCGCAAACTCCGGAAGCTCTAGCAAGCTATGCTCAGAACTATCTGCGTAATCATTCAACCGGGTTGACTGAAGCAACGGCAAAATTAAATGACGGTAACTTGAGCCAACCCAAGGATTTAACTCAACAGCAACGTGCAGAATATGTTGCTTCAGGCGAGCACGAAACTATCCCATACACTTATGAGCAAATCAAACAGAATTTAGAGAATCGTGTAGATATTAGCGCGGAGTTGCCGCCTAAACTTGGTGAACTTTACCGCCGAGCTTTAAAGTATCACACTGACCAGATTGAAACACCGAATCGACGCACGTATAACCAAATACTTCGGTCGATTAAAAATTTAGTCCCCACGCCTGATGAAACTACTCTCGGTGCATTTTATCCTGGTGGTATTGGTCCAGAGCAGCGTATGGCATTTAATGAATTGAAGAATGATGCGATTCGATTTGGTAAAGATATAATGCAAATAATTAGGCGCGACCCAAGATTAAATGAAATCCAAAAAGCCATCTATGAGGAGTACAATAGATCATCGCAATCACCTCCGCCTAAGCCTTACATGAGCCTAAATAATATGGGCTTCGATAGTGAGGCTTCGCTACGCGGAGACTTTGTTATAAAGCGTACGAAAGGCGAAGTTGATGGTACGCACAGACCAGAGATTTATTTTAACGATTGGTTTGCGGTAGCTTCGGTAGATGATTTAACTCCGCGAGCACAGCTAACTAATTTTCAGAAGGTGACTCGGCCTGAAAGTTTCCAGACTTTAGCACGTAAGCTACTTGCCGCTGGTCAGGGTGATATTGTACATGCGTATAGAGGAGTGGAGCAAAATTTAATTAAGGATCGCGCAGATTATATGAAGGCAATTAAGCGTATCCGACGCCAATTCTCTGAGGAACAACAGCGCGCAATTGGGGCGGATATGTTCTTGAATGAAGGTTCGATTGATCTTTTAATTGAATCGAATGTAGAACCTCGACCAATTACAGCAAAGGAATTAACTGTTGAAGCATTTGTTCGGGGTATATTCGACGATTTGTTTGGACGTGCACAGGAAGTGAGATCTAATACCGGTCGAGGTCCGATGGACTATGTAACACACTATATTACTCATATGCGTGCGACTAATTTAGATGAAGCATTTGGTATAAAAACTAGCATTGTTGAGGACACTGCAGCTTTGCAGAACCAACGCTTCGCAAATTTAAAGAACACCCCATTTCCAATGGAGCGTACTAGGCGAGGTGGTGTATTTCCAGCTGAGATGAACGTGTTTGATATACTAGAGAATTATGTAGATTATGCGCTGCGACAAATACACTTGGGTCCATTCGTAGCTAAAGTGCACGAATTAATCGACACGCCTATTATTGATCCAACTACGGGTAATACTTGGCGTATGTCGGTGGAGAAGCCTGAACTGTACAAGGTGATAAGTGAGTGGAATAATCACATCGCAGGTAAGCCTGAACAATCTATTCCATCACCCTGGAACAGTATACTATTCTCAATTGGTCGAAGTTTAGGTAATTCGCAAATAGCAGGTAATATATCTTCCATAGCTATTCAGCCATTGGGCCTGCTAAACACAGGGCAGCTGTATGGTTATGGTAGAACAATCCAAGCTACATTGGGATATATGGCCGATTTAGCTACGCCGGGTCATCCTAAGATGAAATTTAGGCGGGAACATTCTAAAAGTTTGGACGTGCGTAATCCGGATATATACTTTGATGAAGCTGGCGCGGGAGTATTAGAAAATTTACTCCAGCAGAATAGATTGACTCGACGCGCAGGAGAGGCCGCACAGCGAGCTAGCACATACCTTGGTGATGTAGGTACACGGGGGCTTAGATTTACTGACCAAATTGCTGCAGATATTAGTTGGGATGTTGGATATGATTTCGCGCTGAAGGCGGGTAAAACTGGCGAAGCTGCATTTAATATAGCGGACGATGCAGTTACGCTAACTCAAGGCAGTGCACTTCGCGGTGAGCGTGCTCCAATTCAACGTAAGCAGTGGGGTCGTGCACTAACGCAGTTTCAAACATTTGCGATTAATAATTATGATATGATAACCAGTCAAGTGTTGGGTATAGCTAACAAAAATATGACCAATAAACAGGTGGTGGGTAATGTGCTAAAGTTTCTTGGTGCTGGAACTATACTCAACTTCCTAATGGAAGATATGGGCGAGGGTACATCACCTCTGCCAAATCCGCCTTTAGCATTTACACGGACATTATTGCGTGGACCTGAGCCGAATCAGAGCGAGTTAAGTTATCTCGTTGAGCTTGGGCTTGGTAGTACGTTGGGTGAGGCGGCTAAGATTATTCCATTTGCTAGTTCGCTGAAAGTTCGAGGCGGGCAGCTCGGAGGACCAACAGCGGGATTTATTTCGAGTATGGGCCGAGCATTAATTGGTGAAGAAGGTACAAGTTTACCTAGAACAGTTCTGCGCAGTTTAGTGCCTGGTGGACTGCAAATAGATAAGATGTTCTTCGCGCCAGAGAAGAAGAACACACAATCGTTTAAATCTAATCGGGATGATCGACCGAGTTTAGGTGGGGTAAGGTAAGTGGAGGGAAGTTGTTAGCTTCCCTCCGATTTAAAATTTTAACACTGGAACCTAATCCGCTAATCTAATCTCCCCTGTATTCTGAAACCAATTTAAGCAACCAGTTTTCTCAAGTGACACCAATATATCATCGAATTCATGTGGCATAACATCATCCAAAAATAATCCCAACAACTCGCCGTACTTTATCGAACCAGCGCGCGAAACTACTTCAATTACTCTAGCAATTACAGTTGCATACGAGTTTTGTCCAACGCCGCGTAGTGCTTTAGGCATATGTACCTCGGCATGTTCGAGCGTTTTAATTGCCAATGCCAAATCTATATCATCAATAATCATACTAGCTTCGCGCGATACGTGCATAATAATAGACAATTTTAACACCATCTCTGGCCGACGTTCGAAATAACCAGCAAATTTATCATCTTGGAATGGTGGATTATCTTCCACACTTGTATACCATTTATCCCAAAGTTCATCATATGCTGGTGTAGTAGCGAATGGTCCAGTAAGTAAATGAATCTCCTCAAGTCGCGTCAATAATTCTGCTCGAAGTTCACGTTCCAATTCAGTGGTACGAGGATTTGGTACAATTTTACCTTTTCGATTCGCGTAGATAAATATTATTCGAGAGCTTAACCCACCCCCAATTGCATCCGGAGGTATGGTTTTCTGTATTAATGCGGGTGTAGTTGCGCCAATCATATTTACCCACACGTTTACGATTGAATCACTCGTATCACGCTGTTTCGTTTCATAGTTCCAAATATCGCGGCAATCATACCAATCAGTTAAATCCGAGAACATTTGTGTGGAGCCATTACCGAGGAATACCGCGAGTTCAGGTGAATAAATTGTTAGACTAGAGTGTGGAGTTTCAAGACCATCTTCATTCCGATAAAACAGTCTAGCATTATTCAAAGATCGAATCAACGCTTCACGCGTAGTTGCCTCGGCAGAGAGAACGACTTGCATAGCGGGTTCAGTTAACAATTTAAATCCCACTTTCATACTCGTTCCTTTGCGCGCTTTGCCAGGTGGCGCGACTAACACGATATAGAGATTTGGATAAATTACCAAATCATCGCTGCGAGGCAAGTATACCTTTCGTTGTAGCACACTGGCCAAACATGAAATGCCAACCCACCGTCTAAATATTTCTGGCGGTTCAGTGTTGTCGGTTAGGCGTAAATAATCTGTTAGCCAGTCCATGTTTTCTCCTTAAGTAAGTTTCATGTGTGTCTCCTTTAGCGCATACGCCAGTGCATCTATATTCGTATTAATCAAGCTAACTTTCTTCGAATAATTTGAACGTTTATTCAAATTTTTACCCACAACCAAATCAACTGGAGTATTTATTGTTTGGCTATGCCAAACAAGAGGTGTTTCTAGCGAAGCCTTTATATCTAGAATTACTTTAGCATGATCGATTATTGGCGTCGATAGGGGCATTTGAAATGCAATTGAATCATGTACTTGAGTCAACAATTCTACCGTTCGGAAGTGCGGGGCCTCGTTGTAATACGTGAAGGCAATGCCGCGCGAATCAATTACATCCGCACATGTCGATTGTGGAATACTAGAATACGCGTTGTGTAACATTTTATCTCCCCAAGGCATAAGAAACATTATTTGCCGACCCAATAAATTTCGAGTTGTTCGATTTGATTTAAGCGAATCTTGTACGTGTTTCCAATAGCCGTGTTCTAAGCGTGGGTAGGCTTTATGGTAGGCAGAGTGCAACCATTTTGCCTCGTTACCAGGTATTTCATACAGCTGACTCATTCTACGCCATCCCATTCCATAATTAAACGCATGATTACATCGCTTAGCCCAATCGCGTTCACTTCCATCGCCGTTGCCGATGGAACAAGAGTTTGGTTCATCGCTAATTAACTCGTAGGGCTTATTAAATATCAAGCTCCCGGTCATTCTATGCGAATCTAAACCCTCCTCAAATACGCGTACCATTTCAGGAATTTGACCAACGTACGCAACAATACGATTTTCATATTGGGATAAATCCATGGAATAAATAATGTACCCATCATCAGCAATTAAGTATTCCGCCATTTCAGGCGCAACATTTTGTAGATTTAAACCTGTGCCAAATATATTTTTAGAACTACTTGCTCGGCCATACTTGGTGCCAACGGGATTATACGAGCAGCGTATTCTACCATCCGCGTCCACGTTTTCTAAATTTAAATATGTGCCGAGCTGTTTATGTAGTTTACGATATTGGAGTAATATATCGCATTCTTCTACACAATGTCCACTACGTTTTATATGATGGAGTGCCCGAATATTTGTCGTTAGTTTTTGTTCCTCCATATACGGAGGGACAGCACACTTAACATAGAAATAATCCATTAATTGTTTTGGCGAGTTAATATTAATATCCGCACCAACGTGGGATTTAAATTTTTCTTCTAACATTTCTAGCTGTTGTTTATTGGTGTCTCGTGCGAGGCTCATACCCTGTAAATCAACTTTAATTCCATGTTCCATCATATAGGTGAATGGCTCAATAACATTTCTCTTGGAGAAATATGCGCCAATATTTCCCCTGTCATGTAATTCTAAAAATTGGCGTGGGAATGCACTTGCACAACTAAACGAATCGTAGCAGTTATATTCCCAACCACGCTGATATTCACCTGTACCTTCCAACCAAATTTTACCCTCAGCCTTGTAATATGGAATGTCAGTCCACATCGCGGTAATAAAGTTTAACCCGACGCGAAATTCAGGGTACAATATTTTCTGTGCTATCATCGTGTCATCTAAATTAGAAGTACGGATGCCGTACTTCTTCAAAAGGAAATGCGAATCAAATATAATATTTTGTCCACCTTTCTTAATTTCAGGATTACCTAGTAAATCAGCTATGTGTTTCATTATTATCATTTCTTGCTCGCTGTCCCAATAATCTCCTTTCGAATCGACAAATGGTATACACATACACTCGCCATCACTTAAAGTAAAACTTATGCAGGATAACTCTTGTGTTTTAGGTGTAAGTTCAATATCAAACCATATAGTGATACCGCCATAGCCAGCAACCTTACATCGTTGTAAGTAAAGTAATACATCATGGTAATCAGGCTTAGTATGTAGCTTACGTGGAGTGTTGAGTATTTCTGGATAATAACTTTCGCGCAGAGCTTTCTTTAAATCAAGTATAATTAAATACTTATTTAAATAGTTCTCTGGTTCGGCGTATAATTTCTCTTGTGTATAAGTAGCAGGGTGGAATGTAGGAATAACTTTTCTACCGGGTAGAAGTGTGGATTCTAATATGCTACCACGCCAGTTGGTTATACCAACGCGATTAGTTAGCGCATATAGTGCCACATTCCCACATGGAATTATTACATTGGCTGAGGTCTGCGCCAATTCTTGGCGCAATTTATTTATATATTCGTATCCCGCAGCACTTATTTCAACTTTCTCTTTTTTACCTCCGATTAAAGTGGGGAAATAATATTTAAGTGGATGATCGAAATCTTTTACCACATTAGTTAAGTAACACTTACTGCGTAATATATCCGCTGCATGTAAGCACTCATTTAAATTTTCTCCTGCTGGACCAACAAATGGCTGACCACGCAGCACTTCTTGTTTACCAGGCTGCTCACCAATAATAACGAATTGTGCATCCAGGCGTCCGCTCGGCGGTACAAATGTACTAGGCATAGCAGTTAGTCCTTCCGTATTAGTCTATGATATAAAGTTAATAAATCTTCTTCCCTACTAATATCTAAAGTTCGTATCAGTAACATCAATAACTGCCGTACTGTCAGTTCCAAACGGATTATTCTAGCTTCTATATTTTCCAATTTAACCTCCTTATAATAGTGACATAATATATATCATTATTGCCCAAAAAATAAAGCCCAAAACATAATCCCATAAATTATTTAACATTTTATTCTCCATCGTTTAAATTTTAATTCGCTCTGTATCTCCGCGGATACGAACCATTTACTACGATTTGGCGAATTTTATTTCGTACTTGCTGTACTACTTCGCGTCGCCGAGCTATTGTTTCAAGCGCATCACTAAATGTTGGATCTTCTTCAAGCGTCTCCTCTAATAACATAAGCGAAGCATCATGCCATTCAATTGCCTGGACTAACTCCGCTAATTCTAACGTGGTAAATGTCAGTCCAACATAACCCCGTCGCTCCATAACTATTCTCCGCGATTTATGCTTCGCTCTGAATCGAAACCATCTGGATAACGCTTTTCTAATTTCTCTATATTTCTGTAGGCGATAACCTGTAGGTTGAAACTAAGCGCGGAACACATCTCAGATAAATACCAAAGTATATCACCTAACTCATCTTCAATATCTGCGCGACTAGTTGGGTGTTGATGATAAAACATTTTTTTAATTCTGTCATTTAATTCGCCAACTTCTCCGCTTAATCCTAGTGCAGCCATAAGCACGTTTTCTCGCAGGGATTCTCCCACTTTAAATTTGCTTGTACGCCGAGCCAACACTTGGTAATCGCCAAAGTTCATCATTCGCCTAACTCCATTTGTGCGTAGTTTTGCATAACCCGCTTAAAGTATCCTGCAAAGAACACTTGAGACAAATCAAATCCGCGTGCACTCATGCCGTAATCATACGCCGCAAGTATTGTGTTACCACTTCCGGCGAACGGGACTAAAACTCTGTGCCCACCAAAGCAGAATGTTTGTAGAATATCTTTCATTAATGACATGGGTTTCTCTGTTGGATGAATACGCTGCTGTGGATTAACTGGTGGATGGTCGAATACATCGCTACGTCCTTTGTTATGTAACATTGCACCACCCTTCCGAGCATAAATAAATCGCTCGTGGGCATGTCCTAAAATTGTATCAACGTGATTACTGTAGCCTGGATTACCCCCTTTCTTCCATATTCCACCATTATGTGGAACTTTATATCCACGTTTAACCAGGAGTTCGCGTATTAATTCACCCCACGAAACTGAGTGCCATATAATTATCCAACTATCCTTCGCCCCTAGCCGCCAACATTCATGCACCAATTGCTCCAGAAACTCTGGATAATCCTCTTTTATTGGCTCAACATAATTTTTCATGTCCATTATTTCGTCTGGATCATAGAAGCGATTCTTTGCTAAGTTAATTCCGTACGGCGGGTCCACTTCGAGAAAATTAAAACTTTCATCGGGAAATTTATTATCAAAGAAATTGCCTCGTATATACGAATCAAGAATCATCTTGACTTTAGCCGGCATAGTCTGTGGTATAGGCTCGGCCTGAGTTTGTGCTTTAACCATTTGCGCGGCAACACGAATCTTCTTATCCGCTTCGAAAGCGTTCTTGGAATTTTGTATGCCAAGTTGCGGCATCGCCTCCATAATTTCAGCGCGCCGAATGGAGTTGGATACAGTTGCTTTACTAACACCTAATAGTTTTGCGGTATCTGCTTGCGAATGGCCTGGGTCGTCTACACTACGCGCAATTTTCTCGCCTTTCATTTCGACTAAACTTAAATGTAACAGCCTACGCATACTATCTGTTTCTTGCCAGGTAAAATCTTTTCGCATTGTATTTTCGTAATACTCTATTGCACGAAGTTCCTCGGTGGATTTTTTGGTACAAAATATTCGACACGAAATTTCTTCAAGTTCGAGTATTTCACGGCATACCGCGACTCGACGACCTCCAGCCAATACTGTATATGGAGGTAATCCCGACTCTGAGTATACACTTATTGGATGGATCAATCCATACTTAGCTATATTCAATGCTAAATCGATTAACTCTTTGTGGTCACCGTACTCCTCCCTATAACGTAATTCATATTGACAAATTAAATCCTCGAATGGTACAATTTCTAATCTCCCCATATCAACTTTGGGTAATGGACCCATTAGCTGTAACGCATTATGTGCCGCCAATAAATTACGTTTTAAGTCGGTGTGGTGGCCGAAGTCCATATTCTAATCTCCTAGCGTCGATTAGACGCAATTAAAATTTTAACACTGGAACAGGTTATGCATAGTTCAATCGTAGCGCGCGGCGCGGAAGCGCCTAAGCACGCAACTTATCCAACAACTCTTGTATCTGCTCACGGGTTAAACCACGCAATACAGAATTAGCAGACTTTTTCTGCACTTTACGTGCAGAAGGTTCCTTTACTTTTATTTCGCGTGGTAAACTGATTCGTCGTCTCCGCCTTACCTCTAAAATTAACTTCAGGGCAGATTCGTCATTCAATTCCCCAAAGTTCGGAATGGGTAGGTCGTAGATGTTCATGCTTTATCCTTTTAGGATACGCTTAGCAGTTCTATAGTCCGCTTCTTACGGTACTGCTCAAGCAAGGAAAATTGCCTTGATAGAATTGCTAAGATAACATCATGTCCGTAGCGCTCTAGTAAATTGATTAGGTCTTCAATTATAACCCCGAACACTTGCTTCTGCATACCATATGGAATATGCTCCTTTAGTATATTGTATTGATGCTCCGAAACTTCTACAGTTATTCTAGGTTTCCATGCTTTTGTCATTTTATTCTCCAAAACTTATCGTAACCTCGAACTCCGCAGAGTTCGAAGCTACGACAAGCTTAACTATAAATTACCGTGGTCGGCGAAACTCCTTAATGGTGTTACGCTTACCATACTTAGCATCATCACGTACACCCAATATAACTGTGCCCTCAGCTCCTGGCCAGTCATCCACAGGATTAAATGGCCTGGATATATCCAAATCAAAGCAGGTGGTATAATCGCGCAAACGCGTTTTTGTTTTATTACGCTGCTTTGCTGTTTGTGCCGAGGCGTGTGGCATATAAATAAAATCTGCCACCTCTTCAGCGTAATCTTCACCCATAATTTCATGGGTGCAGACATAGTAAATTTGACCATCATCACGCTCTTGGCGCGACACTTGTAAAACCTTTAGCTTTGCCTCAGTGTTATCTGGCATTACATAGGTTTCGTGGATGTCGTCCATTTCGAGTTCGGTTGGATCAATCATCGGCATTTTAGAACTCCGTTCTAAAGTAGTTGGTGTTGTACCATTTAGTTTATCACCACGAAAATTTTCTTCATCCGTCATTCGAGGCTTACGCGGCATTCGAATTACCTCCAAGTTTCGGTTTATCTTCCCAATCCAAGCCAACTTTAGCCAACAGTTTCTTTATATCCGGCACCTCCTTCATTTCAAATTTGTCTCTACCAATGCGAGTTTTAGCGAGGTATAAATCCCACTTCTGAGTTAGAATAGAATATCTAACTTTTTGTCCAACTACCTCAGCTAAACTCACCCAAATTTCATCGAACATAAGCGGAATGATAATACTCCCTTGGCCTGTAGATAGATAGCGATAGCCAGTTAAAACTGGTGTATCTTCACCATCTATTGTTCGGTTCTCATTAACTGGTCGTAAATGTCCGGTAACAATTACATCGCATGGTAGATTCATAATTTGGCGCATTGCTTTATGAATCTCTACCTTTTGTGGAATGTAATCTCTATTCCACAGCGGTGCGGTGCCAGGTCTCTTCGCAGCAAGCAGTACATAATTCATTACTGCCTCGCTCCACATAGTGGATGAATCAAGAAAGTACGTCCCGATTTTATCAAAGTAATGTCGAGAGTTTCTAAACTCGAACATATCTTTCCATCTTTTAAATTTAGATGGCTTCTCGGGATCTTCATTCTCGTATTCCGAATCAATAATAATATCTCCTTTCTCCTCCAAGTCAAGTAGATTTTTTGTCCCCCCTGGATCAAACGAATCAATATGGACAGGTCTGCGCGCAGTTCGCGCTAAATGCGTTTTACCCGTACCCGATTCGCCAGTCAAAAGAATATTGATTTTCTTTTGGCGTACATTCGAACGGTACTCTTTACGTAATCGTTCTGCTTCATCCTCACTGAATTCACTCACCCGTTTCTCCCTTCGTTAGATCAAATGCTTCACGGATTTTGTCGTCCTTTCTTGGGTCCCAATATTCGACGTGCATAGACATTGGTGGCTCCTCATCTGCGTTACGAAGTGGATTGTTCCAAGCCGAGCAAACAGTTAAATATGGGCACGGCCGATTGTAATTATAACAACTCAACGTATTCTTGGGGAAACTCAGCATCAATTCTTCTTCGGTGTCATCCTCAGTAATACAATCCTCTAAATTAGTCAACAGCGAAATATACCAACTCCTTAGCGAATTCAAGTCTCCTTCTATTTTATGCTCATCTATTGCTGGAAATGCTTCAGCGAACTCCGCGGGCTTGCTCTTATAAAAGAACGCACCGCGAATACGCATTTCCTGTGGTTTATTGCCATATAGACAGCGCAGTACGTGCGCGTAAAACTGCATTTGTGGAGCAGCATCCCACGATTCGGTCCAATTAAAAAACTTGTACTTCGATGTTTTATGATCTAAGCAAACGTACATCCCAGACTGCTCATCTAATAACAAAGCGTCTAACTTAAAATACATGGGCATGTCTGGTCCAATTAATGCTGCTCCACCAACTTCAGTGTGCAACACACTAAAATTTTGTCTATCACTTTGCGAGAAACGCGCAAAGTAAGATTCTAATGCCTTTACGGCATTAGATGGGGATTTTGGATAGAATAACTCATCCGTATGTTCCTCAAATACTTGACGATATGAGTAGAGGAATAGCATTTGCGCTTCACGTAGTGATTTATCTGTATAACCACTACGCAGCAAATGTTCCGCCGCGAGATGCCACGAACTACCGAATACTAAATCGTTACTAGGCGCGCTAGGTGTCCAGCCCAATATATGTCGAAAGAAAAACTTACGTGGGCATGTCATAAATGTAGTTAATTTACTCGAATCAATAATACGCCACGATTCGTGCTCTTGAATAATGTCAAGTAACTTCATTTCAAACCTCCGATTTAAAATTTTATCACTGGAAACGTACCAACATTCGCTTGTTTGCATTATACAGTGCTGTAAATATTATTTGTACTCGGCGTAGTGTCGTATCCCCTTCTAATAGTTTAATCAATTCGCTTAATTCTCTCCGTGATACAACCAACACACTTCGATCTAATGTCTCCATACATAATCCACAAACGTAATCAGCACGATCACCCGCTCTAATTTCTGCATCACACAACGTACAACGCGATTCCAGATTTATCATGTTAATGTATCTCCGACGACGCAGGGAGTTCGAATAGAGTTAATTGATGCGGATCATCTAATACAAAATGAACCAACGCACACTTAACACACACTACATAAATTATATTTCCCGAAGCTATTTCTTCTTCACATGCGCTACAATGTAGCGGTTCAGCCCAGATAGGTTGATCCATATAAACTCCAATAGGGTAGCGGAATAAACACGCTACCCTTTAGAAAGTTAATTAGTCAAAGTTTAGCCGAGGACCACGCTTACGCTGTTGGGCGCGATTAACATTGGTTGGTGGAGATTCAGTAGGTGCAGGTTGATCCGCATCTTCGTCGTCATCATCACCACCATTTTCATCATCGTCATCATCACCATTTTCAACAGATGGAGCTTCCTCACCTCTAAGATATGCTTCGAACATAGCAATCATATTTGCCTTTTGTGCAGGCGCCATATTGCTAAATTCTTCACGCAACGAGTCCATATCGGCAATATATTTTACACGACCACGACGCGAACCTTCTTCCGGTTTAAATGCGCTCACCGCAGCTTGTACTTCATCAAGTTTACCCGCTTCAAGTAACGGTCGACCTGCCGCTTGCGCACCAACGCGGACAGATTTATTAATAAGATTTAAGCAAAGATTCTCGCCATACCACTCCTTTGCTTCATCCAAAGAATCCGCAAATGTGTACTGGACAATAGTTTCTTTCCCTGTTGCGCCAGCCTTACCACGAGTTTTAATTTTTACATCCACAGTCTTAGACATTTTAATTGCTCCGCAATTAAAGGTTAAATAAAATAGAAATTAGGCACATCCGAGCTGTGCTATAATCACCTCCAGAGTTAAATTGTTTATCTAATTTATACTTAAGATTGTAACACACTCACAACCCTGTGTCAAGAAAAAAATATTTAACCAGGGGTTAAATGTATTTAATAAATGATTTTTAATTTTAGTGTTTCACACCAAGGGGACCCCCATAAATTACTTGAGCTTCGCTCAGCACCTGACAACGCGAATTGCTGCGGAACAGAGCTGTGAGGAGCTAAAGCTCCTCGTCGCTCGGAAGCGTGGCAGCAATTCTTTGTGCGTTGTCAAGTGCCCGTAATTTATGAACCCCTAAGTGTTCCACGAATGAAATGCTTAATATAATTCCTCCTTTCTTCCAAATTAAATATTGGTAAATCACCCAATATGGAATTACACGAAGAACAAGCTGGATACAATAATAAATCTAATTCGAAATACCTCATATAAGCTTCAGAGCGCAATAAATTACGCACATAACTCAGCGGTGGTACATGGTCTATTTGTGTTGCTGCAAAATCACAATAAGAACAATTTAATACTTCGGTAGGAGAATATTTAAATCCTACCGGGTTATAATTAGCTAGAGCACGTGCTATAACATACTCCAAACTTTGTTCATCTAGCATATCGCGTAATGATAACGCGTGCCTAACCCATTGTTTATCGCCGTGTTTCATACTTAAGATTCTCCATGATAAGCATCAATTCTTCTACGTCCTCAATTACCCATATAGGTACACTATCACCACGTAAACGTACCTGCATAAATTTAATGTACTCCACGAGTCGGATTTTTAATTCCATATACTTCTCCAATTTAAAATTTAATCAGTGGAACTATGGATGCGTTTTAATAATTAATTCAGCTATGCGTGCGGCTTGGCTTGAAACTTCGCTTACCATCTTACCTACTAGAAACAGCATTACAGTTTGTATAGTAAAGCCCACAAACATTATGATACCTATAGTGTAATCATTTCGCATAATCTGCACCTCTCGATCGTAGCCCGCAACCCGGAAATATTAATCCGAGCGGCGGGCCTCGGCTTAAAATTAAAGGGTGTTAGGCGCGTCTGCGCGAGGATATTTTAACAAACAATCTACCTCAGCCCATGCGATATCAAAATCGCCTAAATCATTCCTATATACCAATTTACTCACACAGTACTCAACAATTTCGTAAGGAATATTGTAATTATACTTCTCAACCGCAGCTCGAATTGACGCTTCACTAGGAAAGCGGACTTCTTCGTGCTGATCTGCTGGAATAATGTTAGCCAGGAACATTACTAACGCGCCTCCAACACAGTAATTGCAATCGTCTGCGTGCTTAAATGCAACTGGTGTTGGGTATGCGTCACGAATCTCCTGAACGGTAAAATTTGGTTTAGACATTGGGAAATTTCCTCCAGTGGTTAAATTTTAAATCCGAGCGTCGCCCGGGCTAAACTTCGGTAAAGTTGGCCGGGGCGACGATAAAGTTAATTCGCTGTGCCTCGCAGCAAGTTAGTTTGCTTTATGTGCTTTAAATTGTTCGAGGTGCTCAACTACAAGTAAAGCACACCATACACAAACCACAATTTGGCTTTGGTTAGCTAACTCCACTGATAAATAGTTGTTGTCGTCTAAACGTTCTCCGCAAATTACACAGATGGGCATTTGGAAATTCCTTTCATTAATGAGTACGGCGAATTAAATCCGTTATCTCAACTAACATTTTTCCTAGTAATAACGTTTCACCTGCTAAAACAATAAACCCTATTATTATTATCGCTAGGGTTACGCGATCAATTTGCATAAGCTTCTCCATTGTTTAAATTTTAATTCGCTGATTTGACTGCTTTGATCATTGCCGCAACAACTTCTTGTTCATCCTCCAGTAATCTCATCACAGCGTCAATTGCTGCTTCTATATCATATTCCTCGCTAATATCGTACTTTTTATTCAGCGCTTTATTGGCCAACCATTCAAATATTAACTCATACGTTGGGTTATAACCTTGGGCTGGTCCGCAGCTAGGGCACATATAATCACCGCACATACAAGGTCCGCGACTCATTTAGTTTAACCTTTCCAGTGGTTAAATTTTAATTTGGAAAATTCGAGCGTAGCCCGCGCAGCGTAATTTAAATTCGGAGTGTGGGGCTACGGTTGAATTATGTTCTTACAACATGCGGCTATTAGTGCTGTTATATCTCCTAAAATTTTACCCATAATTATAGTTTGCACACTTATTAGCGCTAAACAAAGGAATGCTACAACTATTACCACGCGGTCCCACATTGCGAAATTTACCTCCAGTGGTTAAATTTTAATTCGCTGAGCCCATTCCATTTTTTTGGATAGGAAATGTGTACGCCTTGAATCGCGCAGCCGAAGGCCGCAGCAGCACAGCGTTTGGCCGGGCGGCGAAGCCGGACGGTCTATTCCGTGCTGCAAGGCGATTCAAGGTTAAAGTACACATTTCCAGGCTCCAAAAAAATGTTTGGGCGCTTATTTTAATATTCTCAGATAATGTTCTACTTCTTCGCGGGTGAGTTGACCAGATTCGACGCGTTGTTTAATTTTATTTAGGTTTAACTTCTCCTTTTTCGGTTTAATTGGTCGGGGCGACGATTGAATTTTTTGCTCAGGTAAGAATAGCGTGCTTACTTGCGCGAGTTTATCATTAAATACCGCGGCTTCTAGGCCATGCTTTTCCTCCAAATGTCTATTGTAACACGCATAACACAGTTTTACTTTACATGTACTGCATATTCTCTGTGCTGTGCATACATGCTTATATTTGGCGAGTGTAGTTTGCCGGCTAACCATAGTGATTAGCTTGCGGAGCTGAGTCGATGTTAAATTTTCCAAATCAATTTGGTCCAAATCTGGTATATCCATTCGCTGTTCCTTTCTAGATTCAATTTCCATAAACATCTACTTACCCTAAGAGTGTAACAGTTTTACAACCTTGTGTCAAGTACAAAATTTTACTCCGTATTTGATGCGGAGCGACTATAGGTTAATATTTCCCAAGCTATATCAAAACAGTGTGCGCAAGTGTAAATCGCTTTAGTTTCGCCTGTTCTAATCACAGTAGTTGCGGGCTGATTACAGAAAGTACAGCGCATGATTTGCTCCAGTGGCTAAATTTTAATTGCGAAGTGAGCCGGCGAATAAAGTTTGGTGTTTTAATCGGCCGGCCCAGGTGTAATTTACTGCTTAATCTTCCTTATTTAATGGCGTACCACTGTGTAACAATTCTAGCGCAGCTTGAGCCATTTGGCGTTGCTGTGGTGTTAACTTAGCTATAGTGTTGTTTTTTAACTTAGTTAATTCCGTAGGTGTAACCACCATATTTTCCTCACTATATGCGCCATGCTCTCGTGCTTCAGCTATATAATTTTCCTTATCCACACGTCTGTACTTGCTTCTTGGCGTACGTTCAGGCGCAAGTTGTACCGTATTTAATATTTCTATTGCTTCATCAAGTGATTTAACTTCACATTGCCCACTACGTAGTGCTATCCAATCCTCTATTATACTGCGCACTAATGCACTCATATTCTTTAGCGCACCATAATGTTGGTTTTGTAGAAATAGTCTGGCTGCCTGGGCTAAATGCCTGGCGTCTACATATGTCTGCACATTTAAATGTTCTAGTTTAACGAATCTAGTAATTTTGGCCATTCTATTCCCTTCCTACTGTAATTTTCACTACGCTTACCTCATTCCGTAGCGCGGGCCTTTAATTATCTTGGTAAACTGTTAGCCTGATAGCTCAAAAAACCTTTCCCTAGTGCTCCATAGTCACCTCCGTTTCTAATTTGGATTTTGATTTTTAATTTTGTTTTTTTTTTTTTTTTTTTTTTTTTTTTTTTTTTTTTTAGAAAAGCAAAGAGAAATCGGAAAAATAAAAGCGAAATGAAATTGGATGAAGGAAAAAGTTTTTTTGAGCTATCATCCTAATATTTTAACAGTTTATGAGTATGTGTCAAGAAAAAAGTTTATTCCGAACATGTTCCATTTAATTTATGCTTTCCTAATTTCCATATTTAAATAAATTTATTAACGGAAAATTGTAACCAATTATGAAAACCAGTAAAGAAACCCCGACCCCTTTTTCCGAAGCTAAAACTTTTTAAATAATTAAAATGGGCTGGAAATGAATCCCAGCCCATTAAATTAGCTATTTATGTTTAAATTTTAGTTTTTCCTTCCTCCTCAATAAAATCTGCAAGCAAATGTTTTTTCGCAAGCAGATCGACCATTGCAATTAAGCATGTTTTACAAAATCCAATTCCATAAAACTCAATTAGCAATGGCTTTTCACACCGCACGCATAAAACTTTTTCCATTTACGTTACTCCTTTGGAATTAAAATTTGAACGTTGGAAATTAATTCGGCTGTTACTTCCGCATACATATCCTCCTTACATTCCGCACAGATGAATATTTTACTCCACACACGTAACACCAAAACGTCAACCCTATTCGAGCCGCAAATTTCGCAATAATTCGATTCCAATTTAATTTCCTTTCTCCCTCTTGAAATTAATTACCATTTTGTGAACCGCATCTGCACACGAATTGCATATGCAATATGTAAATCCATCTGTTAAATGCAGTACATAAGTATTCTCCATTACCAGGTTAATATTTGCATTACACAGATCACAGGCGACAACATTTTTATTTTCCATTTCCGTTCTCCTTGTTGGGCAGGAAATTAATCCTGCCCAGCTAAATGTTTACTTATCCCGCCTGATTGTGTAGGTCCATAGCTCGGCATAAAATACTATTTGCTGACCGACGTTCATACCTTTTATAGCGCGGGTTTTAGATGGCGGCCATTCAATACCGCAATCTAACACCAGACTTGTCAATATTTCTGGCAGCGGCTTTGAATAGATATTATTCCCGGGCATTAACAGCGTGTATAACCTGGAATCTTTAGCCATTTTTATTCTCCGGTTTAGAAATGGTTTTAACTTTCGGATCCAATAAAAAATGCGTCAATTTGTGATTGCACACCGGGCACAGTCTAATTGTTACTCCCGGCTGAGTGCTGAGTGTAACTAGGGCGAAAGCATTAGAAAACAATGCTAGTTCGCATATATTGCATTTCATAATGTTCTCCTTAGGACGTGAGTAATTGGGAGGGAACATTTGCTCCCTCCCATCTAATTTACTTTAGGTCTTTCAATAGCGCCTGCAGTAACTTCGCTAACTCCTTTTTCTCAGTGGCATCTTTAGTGGCCTTAACTGCGGCTGTAAAGTCCGCTACTTTGTCGATGGCCGATTTTGGCGGATAACCCGTGCTATCAACAGTAGTAATACCCGCTTCATGTCCATCAGAGTTAATTTTCTTATCCCTAATGGCATGCCCAACAGCGTGTTTTACTTTCTCAATAGCGCGGCGTTTCATATCCGCAAAATCTGCGAATTGAATGTTTATATGGTACTGGATTCCAGTTTCGCCCTTAGCAGGGTAGTACATCACTGGAACATTGGCGGCAAATAGGTTAGCTGCCGTCAATTCCACATCAACATCCGCCACTACTAATTCTTCAGTCTTGCGCGCCATTGCAATTTCCTTTGCTGAGTATGCCGGCGTATCATGCCGGCTAGGTTAAACCGGTTAGGTACACTTGTGGCACACTGGACACAATTGCGGCTAGTGTGGCCGAGCTGTATTTAGTTGTCAAAGACCGAGCTCAGCGCGGGCCCTCAGTCCGCCTGAGTCATGCTATTTACTATTTGATTGTGACTATATTATAGCACGCTCTCAGGAAATTGCAAATCGACTCGCTGGCAAATTTTGTTCGATGGGGACGATTTAGCTGCGCTAAATCGGGAGAACAGCTTTCGTTGTCGCATCACTAAAATCAATTGTGAATTTAAAATAGCGTGTTATCTACAGATTCTTTTCTCTAGTATAACGGAAGCTTGACAAAAAATCAATAGTGGTCTACAATTATAGGCGGATGGCGAAAAGTTTGCTCTATATTGAGCAGATAGATTCGGAGTAATTAACCGATGAATATAGAATTATCGAAACGCGCAAGGAACGTAAATACTTAGCCAGTAGTAAGCCTGGCTACATTCAATATTTAGAGTTACATATACGGGGATTTAGACATGGATAAGCGATTCAAAGACGCTCGCAAATACAATATTAAAAAGCTATGGGAACTCCACGCAAATATAGCACAGCAAGTTAGTTTAGGTAAAACGAATATCGAAATTGCAGACGAGTTGCAGATTACTCCGCAGACAGTATCGAATGTACGCAACAGTCCAATTGGTAAACAAAAAGTAGAATTACTTACAGCCGAAATGGACGCGGAAACAGTTGATATAGGTCGGCGCATACGTGAGTTCGCACCAAAAGCGCTAGAATACCTCGAACGAATAATTGAAGGACGCGAGCCAGGCGCATCGGTAGCACTTCGAGCTAAATACGCCGCACAACATCTCGGACGCGCGGGGTATGGTGAAATTACGAAAGTACATTCGCTTAACGCAACCGTTACACGCGAGGACATAGAAGCAATTAAATCTCGCGCACTTGAAGCGAGGAACATTACCCCATGAAATGCGTATATTGGTCGGATGAACGGAGCTACAGGCTCGATGGCACGCCATACACGCGGCTAACTTTGCGTATAGGTGAAGAAAAAGAAATATTTGCTAGTTGGCAAAGGCCGCTCGAAGCGATAGATATAGATAAAGTGCGAAGTCTAGTAGAAGATTTTAGCGCAAAAGGGTATGAGATATATATGCCACGGGTAAATTAGTTTCGGCAGTAGCCGACCCCTCGCTTGGAGGAGGAAAAAGTTGAAAACAAAAGTTAAACTACCCCCAGAAGTTGAAGCTATTGCGGAGCGCGTTGATAATTCGTACATGGCACTCAGGAAACTTGTTAGTGAGGCAATACCAAATAACTACGAGAAAACTATAGCATTAAATGTTCTAAAGAATAGCGCGAAATGGGCTCAGCGTGCCCTCATCGAATCACGTCCTCGGAATTAAAATTTAATCAGTGGGGGAAATTTTGGTAGATATATTAGCAAGAGAAGTTGAAGTTGTGTTGAGTACAATATATGCTAAAATTAGACCAAAATATTTTAAGGATAAGACTATGGAAGACCAAGCTACAGTTGATCTAGCACAGATTGCGTACGAAGTTTATGCCGAGCACCAAAATTGGAAAAATTATGCGGGTCAACCTATTCCGCGATGGGCGGATGTACGCGCAGATATAAAATCCGCGTGGATTGCGGCAATAAGTGCAGTATTAGATTTGCGGCATTAGTTTCGCCAGTAGGCGACCCCGCCACTGGAAAAGGATAAGCGAAATGATCCTGCAGTGGATAAATTTTAAATTGGAAATTACTCCCAAGAGACCTTCGCTACTGGTACAGCAAGCCGACGACCAACGGGAGGAGGCGATGACCGTAGGCACCTACCGCGGGTTAGCACCTGGTTATGGTACAGCGCATCTATGCTCCGAGACCACTCGCGGGGCTACGATGATACTGTTGGAACCTCTACTTACTTCCCAATGCGGAAGCATAATTTGAGGTTATATGGCAACTTTAACTACTAATTTAAGCCTCGAAGATACACTTGGATTGTGTTACACTGATTTGGGTGTAATGAGTAAAACGTTCATGCCCCAAGCTTTCTCCGCTAGCTATTCTCCCCTTCATTATTCTGTAATTAAACACCTCGACTCACCCGCTAAGCAAATCGCTATTGCCGCACCTCGAGGTTTAGGTAAAACTTCCTTCGCTCGTGCTATGGTAATGCGCGCAATTTTATTCCGTCAATATGAGTTTATACTTTATGTCTCGAATAGTGAAACCGTGGCCGAACTGCAAACAGAGAACATCAAGCGTGAGTTGCGGAGTAATCCCGAAATTAGGAAAATCTTTGGTGATATCGCTATTGCAGCAGACTCAGACGCGGATTTTTCTGAGACATTTTCTAAGCGCGCTTGGGTTGCTTTCGGTAATACATTGGTACTCCCGCGTGGTTCTGGACAGCAAGTGCGCGGATTGCTTTATAAACACGCCAGGCCACAGTTAATTATTATTGATGATTTGGAGAAACGTGATGAGTTAGAAAATCCGGAAAATCGACGCAAGTTAAAGGAGTGGTTTCATAGCGACTTAATGAAATGTATTAATCGGTATGACAATAACTACAAGTTTATCTATTTAGATACGCTAAAACATAGCGATGCTCTTATGGAAGAGTTACTCAATTCGCCTGAGTGGGTATCAGAGCGGTTGGATATATGTACAGATACTGCAGAGGGTTTAGTATCTAATGTCCCCGAACTAATATCCACTCAGGAACTGCGCCGTGAATATGAAATACATAAAGAAAATGGAACCCTAGATATATTTTACAGCGAGTTTCGTAATCTACCAATCGCTACTGAAAATCAAGGCTTTAGGCAGGAATATTTCCAACATTATTCAGAAAATCAGCTTGAAACTAAAAATCTAGAAAATTATATCATAGTTGATCCCGCGAAATCTGTGAATATGAGTTCGGCGGATTCAGCCATTGTAGGAATTGGCGTAAATTTCCAAAGCGGCGCGATTTACATTCGTGATGTAGTGTCGCGTAAAATGTTCCCTGATGAATTGTATGCAGAAACGTTTGATATGAAGGTAAGACTCAATGCACACCAAATCGGAATTGAGGTTACGGGGCTGGAGGAATTTATTAAACAACCTTTTACCAATTACATGTTGGGACTCGATCCACGATTTAGCTGCGAACTTATTTGGCTCAAAGCTCGTGGCGGAGATCCGGGGGGTGATAAAGGAAAACTCAAACGAATTGGAACCTTGGCCCCTTACTACCGAAAAGGCCACATTTATCATAATGCAACATGTACGTCCAAACTTGAAGGCCAATTGCTCAGTTTTCCTAAAGGCAAATTGGTGGACGTCGCAGACGCTACAGCGTACATCATCGAACTTTTGGAACTCGGAGGTCGATATTTCACTTCGCCTGATGAAGTGATTGATCCTACGGGGGAAGATGAATTTGCCCAATTAGATTATGAAGGAACAGGTACACTTTCGCGGTATCAGAGGATTTAATTTTATGGGCTGACGCCCCCGCGACTTGAACAGCATATCTGTTCAGCGAATTAAAATTTTATCGCTGGAGATGAAATTCCATGTGTGATACTCCAGGATATGTTTCTTATATACCGTGTGAATCTGTTATAGAAGACAGACCTGCGTATTGGTTAACATATCACATTACGTTTTATAAGTGGCATGAAGCCGAAACTAAAATGTACTTAAATTGTGTAATTACCTCACCTAAGAATTATCCGACTCCCTTGGAACAGTTATATCGTAGAATGAACGAAATGGATGCGTTATTATGAGTGACCGAAATTTTAACTACGAATATCCCGGTGGGTTAGATTGGACACCTGGCGGTAAGTTACACCAGGACATTATGTCTAGATTAATTCGCTATGCTCAAGACGCAGCGTCTAACATACAAGAGCGCTACTCTAGCTGGCGTGAAATGGATAAAAAACTTCAAGCGTATATTCAAATTGATAAGAAAGAAAAGAAGGTACTCGAAGATGACCCGCGAAAGCCGGTATCAATTGTTTTTCCTTATACCTACGCAATTCTTGAAACATTGGTTTCTTACCTGGTTGCTGCTTTTACTCCTGAGCCGATATTTCGTTATGAAGGTGTATCGCCAGAAGACGTTGCTGGTGCAACGCTTATGGAGAAGGTAATTAATCTTCAATGTAATAAATCTAAAGTTGTACTCAATCTTCACACGTTCTTTAGAGATTGCAGCGCATACGGATTGGGTATAGTTGCACCACAGTGGATAATTAAACGTGGAAAGAAGGTACGAAGTGTTAGAGATGGAATTTACGATGGAAGTGGACAATTTAGAGAGACGCGTAAATATAAGCGTACGGAATCCACAGTACTTTTCGAAGGTAATGCGTTAGATAATATCGATCCTTATTG